CGTTGGTGCTACCTTCCTGGGCGCGGCGGGCAGCGCTGGCGGCCAGCTCAATGCCTGCCGGATCACCGGCAGGGTAGCTGCTGTCACTGCGATCGGCATAGCCGCCCTCATAGCCGCGCTGGGCGGCCATGCAGAGCCACACAAACTGCTGCCTCGGTGCGCCGTGTACAATGGCGTACTGGCCGCAGTTTTCGGCCCAAATGTGCCCGGCGCCATCGCAATCCGTCAGCAGCCAGGCGGGCTGCCCATATTGGGCGATGGTCTCCGCATAGCGTGGGTCAAGGGCAATCAGGCACCAGCCGTCCGGCCCGCATTCGCCGCGTCCCCAGTCCGCAAAGGTCGGCAGCGGCGTTTCAAACGCGGCCATTTTCAGCGCGCCGAAGCTGGTAGGCACCACGCGGGATTTGCTGCCCCAAACGTCCAGATTGTGTACATTCAGCTTGCCGGAAACACCCACCCGGGTCGTGTTAAAATCGGCATCGCTGTCATCGCTACGGTTGTAGGTGATCTGCATCCCAACGTAAGATGTCGGGTTAAGGCCGTCAACCCAGCCGTACTTGGCGTACTTGCTGCACGCGCCGATGTAGCTGCTGCCCGCCTCTGAGTACAGCACGCCGGTTAATCCAATCGACCCGGTGTTGATGGTGGCATACCATGCGATGTGCCGGTTGTCCAAAAATACGCGCTCACCGGCCTCGGTGCCCATACGTATCCAGGCGTTGTCCAGGTCGTACACGGTGGTGTAGTTGAGGTTATGCAGCTGCCCGGTCGTGATGTTGCCGCCGTTGATGATTGTCTTGTCCTGGTTCCAGGTACTCAAATCCGAGAATGTCACCACGCCGGATAGGTTGATCTGTGCGCTGGTGATCTCTGTTCCGCCTGCCGTCAGCTTGATGGTGCTGCTGGTTCCGCTTGTGCTGGCCGTCAGCTTAATTTCGCTCACCGTCTGCTTGATCTCGGTTTTGGTTTCGTTGGCGGTCAGATAGTCGCCGGTGCTGGCCGTCCAGGCAGTGGGGGCGTTGCCCATCTGCACCATGGGGTGCATAATGGTCAGATCGTTGGTAACGGTGGCGTTATCGTTCGCGGTACTCACAAACAGGCCGTCTGCATAGCCGTCCGCAGTGGCAACAAAGGCTGCATACCGCATTTTCCAGCCGTTGTCCAGCTCAATGTCCTGCTTCGCATTTTTGAATGCATTGCCGTAATAACTTTTTGCGCCGCTGCTGTTCTTGGTCTCAAACTGCAAAAACAGGCTGTCCGTGCCAGAGTTGAGCTTGTACAGTACGCTGGCGCAGTAGGTCATGCCCTTGGCAATAACCAGCGTTTTGTCCGCACCAAAGTGGAAGCGGGTGTTCTGCGCCTTATTGGTCACGCGAACAGATTCACCCGTAATGGTGTAGCTGCCCTTTTTGCTGGTTGCATTGCCGCCTGCATCCAGGGTCGCATTATTCCAGTCGTCGGTGCCCGCAATAATATTGTTGCCGCCGGTGATCCGCTGCGTTACCGTCTGGGTAATGCTGTCGGCTTTCTGGTCAATCGCGGATACTGATTCTTTAACGGTTTTGAATTCCCGCTTTGTGCTGTCCAGGTCGTTTGAAATGGTTGTTGTCGTTTCTTCCAGACTGCTGACTTTGGTGCTGATGCTATCCGCCTTTTGGCTGATGCTGGAGACATCCTTTTTCAGGCTTTCCACCGTTGCTGTGGTGGCGTAATTCTGCAATTTGGTGTCAACGGCATCATTGGCAGCGCTGGTAGCGGCGTCCTTCACGTTGGCCGTTACCGTTTCAGTCACTGACTTGGTGACTTCGGTTTTGATCTCGTCAGCGGTCTGGGAAAACAGGCTTTTTGCGCTTTCCTGCGTCAGATAATCGCCGCTGCTGGCATTCCACGCGGTGGGCGCGTTGCCGTATTGCAGCATGGGGTGAAGCAGTGAAAACTTGTTGGTGTAGTTGCCGCCAAGACCCGCCCTTATGCTGCCGCAGCCAAGCTCGACCGTTTTCAGAATACCGGTGTTGTTGGGTGTCCAGGTGCCATACCGCAGCACCCAGCCGTCTGTCTGCTCAATTTCAAGCTGATTTTCGGTTTTTATGCTGGGAACGTAAGAAGTTCCGTTGTCGCCGTCAAACGTAAGGCTCAGGCACAACCCGTCGGTGCCGGAAATTGGTTTGTACATGACGGACAGGCATAATGTGACGCCTTTTGTAATGCGAGCGCCCGCGGTGTTGAAAATAAAATACCGGTTGGTGTTCGCATTGGTAATTGTTGCACTGCCGTCATCGCCATACGCCACGCCGCTTGCATTGCCGTCATAGGTGGCATTGCGGAAGCTCTCACTGCCCAGGATCAGGTTGCCGCCGCCGGTGATTTTGGTGTCTTTTTTCACCTCAGAGGAAAGCCCGTCTACCGTTGCTTTCAGGTCGGTGTACTTGCCGGTCAGGTCGCTGGCCTTTACTTCCAGGCCGTCCACGCTGGTCTTGATCTCCAGCATCTTGCCGGTCAGGTTCTTGTAGCTCTGCTCATTTACGGCTGCGGTTCCGTCCCGTGTGGCGTTGCCGGTGGATTCCAGCGTGACCTGCTGACCGGATATTGTCCGGTTCATGATATAGGAACTCAGCACGTTTCCGCGGGCATCAGTGACAGATACAATGTTTCCAGGCGCGGGCAGGGGAAAATCCGCCGGGACGGTTACTTTGAGTGGTGTGTAGGTCACGCCCTGCATCGTTTCGAATATTGCCTGCGCGACCGGCTTCAGCGCCTCCGCAGTGGCGGATGTCAGCAGCAGGTTGCCCTGGATAACCAAGGCATTTGATCCACTCTCATCGGACGGATACAGCACACCCACGTCGTCATCGCTCTGCCGGATCTGTACTTTGACGACTGGAGCGGTCTGAAACTTGTCATGCGACAGGCCGTCCCTTATGTATACGGTTGGCCCGATGCTCTGCGATGTACTGTAATCTGTGTACCAGGCAAATTCGATTTTCCCGTCCGATGTGGCCCGCAAAAAGGTACAGGACGCTTCGGCCACCCAGGCAAGCAGCTGGCGGCCGGTCAGATTATCGGCATAAAAGGCCTGCACCAAATAGGTTCCATTGCGGGGCAGGGAGCTGTTGACAATGGTTACGCCGCACCGCTGTGCTACCAGCCCGGCGAATTTCCACAATGTCATCGGGAACTGATCCTGGATGGATCGCAGCCAGGTAGACTGTACGCCATCAAGCAGGGAGACTGCGTCATAGGCGTAGATTTTGTAGGTGTTGCGGGTCTGGCTGGTAGGCTTAACGGCCCAGTAGGTGCCCGCCAGGGTGCGCTGGCCGGATGTCTCCCGGTAGTGGGTCAGCCGGGTCCCGGATGTGATCGGCGGATCGGTTCCCGGCTCCACCCAGATTGTGATTTCCAGCTTATTGGAGCAGGCTGCGCCGGGACACAGGTCGGTGGTTTTGGATACGGTTTCGGTGCAGGTCAGGGAAATAATGGCGTTCTGACCAACGGTGCCGGCGGCAATCTCAGTGCCGTCATCCAGCACCAGGATGTTTTTAACCATTCAGACACCCCCTTAACATTCTTTGATTTCCAGCGTCATATCCCGCCAGACGCCCGCTTTCAGCCGCTGCAGGGCCGCCCCGTAGTTGGAGCAGTAGCAGGTGCGGGTGATGGTCTGGGTCACGTCTGCAGCATCGCTGGCCACAGGGCAGGTGAACTGGAACGTGGTCTTGTTTTGCAAAAGCCCCAACAGGTAGGCACAGTCGGCGTTATCGAGGTAGGAATATTCCAGCGAGGCGGTCAGCACGCCATAGCGCAGCACCTCACGATGGTAGACGCCCATCTCGTCGGCGCCGCTGTCACTGCTCTCAACGTCCGAAAACTTGATGTTGGGGGAGCCGGTGGGAACCGGTAGGGAATGGCTGTCGATTTGCAAGAGGGAAGTGCGCTTGAGCATCAGTAGGCACCCCCCAGCATGATGGATTGCGACTGCCGCGCGCGGTTGAAGCTGCGATAGATCACGTCGTCACCAATGACAATGTCGCCGCTGCTGTTATGCAGCTCAGCAAGGATGTTGTTCAGCACGGCCAGTACGGGCGTGAAATCGACAATTTCCCGGCCAGACGGGGTGCTTGCCACGCTGCCCGATGCTGTCAACGCAAGCCGAACGGCGCTCTGTAAAGAGCCGGTGGATAGATCCGAAAGCTCATCCATGGCCTGTGCAACATCCCCGGCGTTCTGCCGGATGCCAAGGGCAAGGCCCGCCGGAATGTAGCGGCCCACTTCGTCCCGCATCACGCGGGAAGGGGATGCAATGCCGAAAAAGTCCTTGATAGTATCCAGCGCACTGGAAGCAATGCTCCGGGCAGCATCTTTCAGCGCGCTACCCATAGCACCAATGCCGTTGATTAAGCCGTTGATAATGTCTTTGCCCAGCTGCACCCAGTCCACGTTTTTGACGGCGTCCCAAAGGGTGCGGCAGGCGTCCCCTGCAGCGCGGATGATATCCGGCGAGGCGTTCCCGATGCCCTGTACCAAATTGATCACAAGGTTGAAGCCTGCCGCGATGATTTCCGGCAGGTGGGTAACAATGGCTTGCAGCAGGGTAGCAATTACGGTGGCCGCACTGCGGATGATGGAAGGCAACATGGCAAGCAGGCCCTGCACAAGGCTGAGTAACATCTGCCCGCCTGATGTGATGATCTGCGGCAGATCTGCCACGACCTGTGCAAGGAATGCGCTCAGAGATGCAGACGCAGATTCCATTATCTGCCCGGCGTTTGCGGTAATGCCCTGCACCAGATTGCTGACAAGAGTAGCGCCGTTTTCAATGATTTGAGGGAATCCGCCGGAAAATGAAGTGCCAAATCCGTCCAGCAGGGTCTGGGCAAGAGCCTGGATAAAGGTCACCAGCGCGCCGGGCAGGGCGGACAGAATGTTCCAGATATCCGGCAGCAGGTTCCCGGTCAGGAATGTGACCACCGACTGGGCCAGTGCGTCCAGGGACGGCTGCAGGTCCTGCCCAAGGGTCAGCGCGCCCAGTACGTTTTTGAAACTGGCCTGCATAGCTGCAAGGGAACCGGCCAGCGTGGTGTATGCTTCCATCGCGGTAGTGCCGGTAATGCCAAGACCCTTGTTCACATCGCCCAGGCCACCGTTCAGTTCGTCCACACCGCCCTGAATCACATGGATGGCGGTGTACACATCGGCCAGGTTGTCCAGGTCGTACTTGACGCCGGTGATCTTTTGTGCGTCCGCCAGCAATCGCTGCATCTCGGTTTTGGTGCCACCGTAACCAAGTTTGAGGTTGTCCAACATCGTATAATTCTGCTTGGCAAACCCCTGATAGGCGTTCTGGATATCCTGCATGTTGGTGCCCATCTTGTTGGCGTTGTCCGACATATCAGTCAGGGCCATGTTGGCAACCTCGGCGGCTGTTGCGGTATCGCCGCCCAGGCCCTGCAGCAGGCTGGCCGAAAACCCGGTCACGGTTTCCATGTAGTCGTTGGCCGAAAGTCCCGCCGTCTGCCATGCGTTCTGCGCATAAGCCTTGACGGTGTCGGCGTTATCCTTGAACAGGGTTTCCACACCGCCCAGGCTCTGCTCCAGCGCACCGCCCTCCGTCAGGGTATCGGTCAGGGCCTTACCCAGGGCAGCGGTTGCCAGAACACCTTTCAGGGTGCTGACAAGGAGGCCGCCCAAAGATGCGCCGGATTTTTCACCGGCGCTTTCGGCTTCCGGTTCCAGCACTTTTGCAAGGTTGCCGGTAATGCCTTCGGCAGAGGGAATGATCCCCACATAGGCTTTTGCAAGTTCGGTTGCCATCAGTTCACCTTCCCGTTGTTTTTGCGCCAGGCCGCATCAAACGCAGCGCCGCTGGCAAAGGATTGTACCTTATTTGGCAGCGATGCTCTGCCGGTCATGGCATCCATAACAGGGGTTGGCAGGCTGCCAGCCCCAAATCCGCTGCACAGGGCAGTTAGGCGGTCAACGGCAGCCCCCAGCAGAAGGGTGCTGGTATCGGTCTTTACGCCAGACTGTTTTTTGCAGATGCGGGAATCTTCACGCAGGCCCGCTGCCAGGGTGGCCAGCAGGGGCAGCGCAACGGTACGGTAATGCAGGATCCGGTAGGTCTCGGCCAGGTCACAAATCAATTCATCCCCCCCCCCCCCCCCCAATTCCCGCCGGGGGGGGGGGGTTTTTTTTTTTTTTTT